TGGGGTTAGCGCCGAGGTAGTAAGCTACTTCAGGGCCAATGTCCGAGGCTTGGATCGTCTGAGCCATCACGTTGGTAATCGGCAACTTGGGGTTGTAGGCGACTTGTTCAAAATCGTCGTACTTCGACCGAGCTTCCTCTTCCTTTTCGTGGTAGGTCTCAAGAATTGCAGATTGCTGCCTTGCTTCTTCTCGCTGGGCTAACAGTTGTTCGGCTTTCTGGTAGGCCAATGCGTCTGCATAGGCTTCAGGGCTTTCAAACTGATCTACCGGCGGGACGTTTGCTGGCGCTCTCAGCGTCTGGGCTTCCGCTTGACGTTGGGTCTGCTCTCTTTCCCACTTACGTTGCTCTCTTGCAAGCCTTTTGCCAATTGCTGCATCGAGCTCTTCTTGGGTAAAAACCCTTGATTGCTCTTTTGCTTCATCAGCGACTTCCGGCGTTTGGTTAGCTTCCTGAGTGGCCGTCACTTCTGGAGCTGGCGCGGAGTCTACTTCCGCTAAGGGTTGTTGGACTTCTTCAGTCATTTTTGAATCTCAAAGATTCCCTGGTGATCGCACCAGTACGGTTTTCAGCATTATGCTTGAATTTGGATAATAAACAAGGGCAACGCTGCAAGAGCGCCGCCGGAAATTGTAGCTACTGCATCCAGCAGCTCGACGCCATGTGGCCCTTGCATCGGGTTGCCAGTGGCTTTCCAGTTGATCCAAGCATCACTGGCTTCTTTGCCAACGGCTGAAAGAACCGTAATCAAACAAGCAAATTCAATCTGATCGGCTGGAAACAAAAAGTGCGCTATTAGCAACACCAAAGAAAAGGTCAATGCGCCGTAGGCCAGATGATTGGCTTTGTCTTGGGGTAATTGTGGCAAGTTCATTGATATTTTCTTAAATAGTTGACGCGGTGTAATAAGTGAAAGAACCAGAAATAACATCGCCAGAGCCAGCGGGGTATGTTCCGTTGTATAAACGAACATTAAACGTGCTAGAACTTGGACTAGCCCAAACTTCACATAAACCAAGTCCTGACCCGTGCGCTGTTCCTGCTGCGCCAATAGTGCTAGAACAAGGAAAAGGCATACCCGCAACCGTTATGAATGTTGCACCCGTTCCATTGTTGGCAATGGTGAACGTGAAATAGATAGTGACTTGATTTCCGTATTTAATGTAATACGCTTCTTTACCTGTAACTGAAGTAATTGAACCTGTAGCTGATGCAACTGTCATGGTTACAGTGCCACGATTTTGACCAACAAGCCTACGCAATCTTGCAGAATCGGGAATTGAAAATGCTGTATTTACGCTTGCAGAATTTTCAACAAGCACATAGGTTGGATCAGCCGCTGAAGCACTAGTCCACAAATTTTGAAAAAAGTTGGTTGAAGTGTTATTGCCGCCAACGTTTATATATCCAACAGTTTGATATCCAGCGTCTACAACGTAAGTTCCCGCTGCTGTGTAGTTATGCAGGTTAAGTACTTGCCAAGATGAAAAAGTTGTGGAAAGAACATACTCAGCAGCAGAGTTTTCAACATAAAGGCTGGTAAAAGTTGTTGAATAGCTATTGTACAAAAATACACAGTCTTCCCAATATTGCAGAATTACATCAACAACTGCACCATTTGACCCAATTGCACTGTCGGCTGCAATAGTAACACCTTTGCTGTTTTGATAGTGTGCGCCGTTCATGTAAAAGCCAGATGCAAAATAGGCAGCATCAGGCATCCATGTTGGTATTCTTCCAACAGGAACAGTCAAACTAGCAGGAGAAACCTTTTTGTCAAACTGACCTTGCACATAAATGTTGTTGTTGGCGTTGTAACATAGCAAACCGTAGTAGTTTGTTATGGTTGTAATTTTAGAAATTGATGTCCCAAAACTGGTGTTAAGTTGAACACCAATACCAAACCCCGCAATGCTTATGTTTTCAATGATTGCATTTGGACATCCAACCAATCGAATAGCACCCCAAGGCACATTAGTTTGCAATGATTCGTTGGCATCTCGAATAACCAAATTTTTAATTGCAACGTTATGCAAACTGTTATATGCAGTATCAATTGAAGCGTTAACCCATGCGTCATAAGCAACAGCCAAACCAGTAGCCGTCATATAAGTCGCACTATCAATTGCCCATTGATTAACCGTTGCTCCAAAATCAGCAGAAATTTCTGACATTTTTGAATTTACCCCAATAAATGGGTAACCGCCCGCACCATTACCAAGTAACGTAATGTTATGCCCAATTTTTATGGTGCTGGTAATTCTGAATTTTCCCGCGGGAATATAAACAGTTCCACCGCCAGTTGCACTTGCTGATGACGTTGTCGCTAAAGAATTGATTGCCGCTTGAATTGCGGCAGTGTCATCAGTAGTTCCGTCTCCCTTAGCGCCAAAGTCCAAGACGTTGACTACAGCGCCTTGAATCATTGAAAAAGATGTTTTCGTAAGTGACATGATTATTCCTTTACCAAGGTAAGCCAGTTGCACTGACAGGATTTTTTTGCAATTCAATTTGATCGGCTAGTCTTGCTTCTGTCGCATCTTTATCCACGCCATTAACCCATATCCAATCAAGCACATTTGCTTCTGTGACATCGACATAAGGGATGGACAGTGTATCAATAGCAAAGCCACAAGTGCTATAAGCAGAGGCTGCATAGTCTCCATCTGCTGCTGTTGCAGTCCAATGTGCTGCGGTAATAAACCCGTCTGATGTTTGACGTTCAAGCTGTGTAATTTTCCAAGTTGTTACCATGATTAACCTTTAGAATGCTTCAAAAATAATAACTCCGCCTACGGCGTTGCCAACAGTAACAGAACCTACAGCTCCACTACCACCAGCACCATAGCCTGTTGCATTGTTACCACTTGAAATAGCCCCACCAACAGCATTGCCGCCATTACCAAATCCTGGGCAATTTCCGCCAACACCCGATATTTGAGTTGTTACTGATGTAGATGCGCCATAAGCCGAGCCAGCAGCGCCACCAGAAATGTTTATGTCTCCACCAGATGCTGAACCACCTTGATTGCCAATAGTAACCCCTGCTGTATAAGCAGCAGTTGATCCGTTTAAACCTGAGTTTGCGGTTATTGTTGTGATTGTTAACGTACCAGAAGACACTGTAGAAGCCGTCCCAACACTGTTTGAAACTGTATAAATTAAGGTTTGCCCTGCGGTCATAGCCAACCATTTAATTGCTACTGCACCAGCACTGCCACCAGTTCCCCTTTGAAGTAACGCAGCGCCGCCATTTCCTCCGCAACCAACAACAGTAACTTTTACCCATTGAGTATTTGCGGGGGCGGTATAAGTAGCCGCTGTTCCACTGGTAAAAACATCAGTTTGTTTTGCTAAAGTACCTGTTGCAGCAGCCCATTGAACACCTGTTGCAGTAGATTGCAAAAACTGACCGCTAGTACCAACACCACCACCAGCGGTAAGTGTGCCAGTAAGAGTTCCACTGCTTAGAGTTTTATTTGTTAACGTCTGAGTTGCATCAGTGCCAACAACAGTAGTTGTAGCATCTGGCAGTGTTAACGTCCTGCTTGCAGCTAATGTGGTTGGCGTAAGGGTTACCGCAAAAGTCCCTGTACCACCTGCCCTACCAGCTAATCGAACTGCATCTTGTGTAGCTGCTGCGGCTGCTTGAATTGTTCCAAGTACATCAAGTTTTACTGCGGGGGTAACACCTATGCCCAAATTACTAGACGCATCCAGCGTCATTGCGGTACTCCATGTTATGGCGGTATCCGCAGTTGGCGTGTTAGTGGATACTTGCCAAACATGAGCGCCAAGATACTGGTAATACTGGGCTGCGGCAGTGCTTGCGTTTATGAATCTTGCAACTGACGTTGTAACTGCTTCGTAAACATTAGTGTTTAAAGAAGTAAAGTTAATGGTTGTTCGACCAATAAGAGTACTTGCTTGGCCTACAAATAAATTTCTGCTTGGCGCATAAACAGAAGCAACAGGCGTAACGCCTAGCCCCATATTACCAGAAGCATCAATTGTTGCTCTTAACGTGCTGTTAGTAGCAATACCTACAGAATTTGCAGCAGGAAGATATACGCCATTTGCAGGAATTGTTGAACTTGTCACTACAAAATTAGACCCGCTAACAGATCGGCCAGCAGTTAAGTTAGCTACTGTTACTTTAGTGGTGGCACTTGATTGAACAACAGGCAAAGTCTCCGTACCCGCCAACGGTGTTGTTGCGGAGGTTAGCGCGGAAATCTTGCTGTTAGCCATGATTAGTTGTACATGACTTCAATAGATGACGTGTAAGGTGGCGCTGTTGAAAAGGTTAAAGTTGTGCCTGATACGGTATAGGTATCTTTTTGCTGGTACACGCCGTTGATATACACAGAAGTGTAGTTTTCGCCAAATGAAACGGTGCTCAGTATAAATACAGTTTGCGAGCCTGTGCCAGTAAAATTTTGCAGTAGATAAGACGCAGCGCCGATACCTGAAATATTGTCGTATGTTGCTATAAGTACATCTGTAGATGTATTTAAAACAAATTTATATGCGGATGATGTTAGCCAGATTTCACCACCAGGCACTCTGCCTGCGGAATCTAAGATGATTGGATTGGCGTGTGCCGTTACACCACTAGATGATGTATACGCCGTTTGTGGTGTTGTTGTACCGGCAGCATAGGTGTACAGCTTGCCGCCAGTTAAAGGAACACCGCTGTTGGTAAAGAATTGGGCCGCTGCGCCGCCCACTGGGGAGAGAAAGACGACGGCCATGATTAACCCTTACTCGTATGCGACAGTGAATGAAGCAGAAGTACCGCCAAGCACCAAATAAAGACCTTTGTTAAAAAACAGGCCAGCGGGAATATTCAAGTACGTTGTGCCTGCGACCAAAGTGATGGTGTCTGAAATTTTGGGGTCGCTGCTACTTGATGCGTCAGAGTCATAAGCAACCAAAGTGCCCGCCACAGTGGCAGAGACAAAAATGCCGTAAAGTTTTCCAGCACCAACTTTGATTTGTTTGGTCGCGGCTGCTTGTGTGTAATTTGCCATGATGTTTCCTTATGCCAAAAATTTGAGTTTGTACAAAGTGCGGAGATATATCTCAACGATATTATCAATCAATTGCTGTATCGACGAGTCAGATTTGTCCACTACGTCGTAGCGGCACTTTTCAATTTCATCTAGCTGGTTTTGCAAAAAGTCGATGATGTTGGATGTCTTGGTGGCTGAATGCAACGTAATTGGCCCCATCAGACCGTGACGGCCTTGATAGGCTTCAGCAAAGTCATCCGCAGCACCAATAATGCGCTCATAGAAAATATTGAGCGCAACGTGCTTAGAATAGCTGCGGGTGTTGAGGTGGACGCTGTGCGCCACGTCACGGGCAAGGAACAGCATTCCTACGAAATCAGCGGCCTTGTACATCATTGGGGCATTCCTTGTGGTGGCGGTGCATACTCAGCCTGTTCAGGCATCATCTCTTGTTGCTGTTCACGACCAGGCATTTCGTTGATCATGTTTTGGGATTCCATTGCCGCAGCGACTACACCCATTGCAATATCTTGGATTTGTTGCTCGCTCATACCAGCTTGCACCGCAGCAATTCGTTTGGTCTCGGCTTCGTACAGCTTAACTTGCGCTTCAAAATCTTTGCGCTCCATGTCCTGCATCTCAATGGATCTGCCGACGTTTTGGATCATCTGGTGCATCTGCTCCATCTCTTGACCCATTGCTTGCATTTGCTGTTCGGCCATTTGCAACTCTGGTGACTTGTCGCCGTCTTCCATGAGCTTAGGATCAATCGTCTTGGCAAACCGTTTGGCCATCTCTTGGGCACCTGGCCAATCCATGTTCTTCACGAACAGGTCACCGGCGACAGCCCACAGTTGCGGGTTACCCTGCAACAGTTGAGCCATTGCTTCCAAGGCTTCTTGGCGCTTGGTCGCGTAGCCTGGGCCAGTAGCAACCACCACGTCGTACTTGCCGACGCTTGGGTTGTAAATCTTGTCGATCACAATGTCAGGGTTGTTCTGATCGGTAATCTTGCGGACTGCTTCCGGCTGGTCAGGGTTTAACTTGACCATATTGGTTTCGCCGTCCACACCAATGATGCGAGCCACGCGCTGGGTGTCGTACACCTTGGGGATCAAATCCACGAGCTGGCGCACAATATGACGCACACCACGGGCCAAGTTGTCGCCGTAATGGAAAGTGCCCACATCGCCTTCGCGCTGGCGGGCCAGAATGGCTTTGCCTGAGCGTTCGTTGGATGACATACCTAAAGATGCGTTGTACTGGCCAGTAGATGCCTTGATGTCCTCAGAAGCGCCTGCTTTGGCTTGCAACAGACCACTGGAGGCCATTGGAGGCTGTGCCCTAGCTGGCAGTGGCAGGACAGCACCTTGGCCGTCTGTGACGTCTGGATTGACTTCCAAATACGGCCAGTTGGTCGTGTTTGCTGTCTTCCATTGGTTTTCGTAACCCTCAAATTGGCCACCGTAACCAATAAACGGGGCTTTGGGTGCCAAGGCAAGCATCTCTGCCTCTTGGCTTACCCAGTAGTTGTACATGCGCTGGGCATCCTTGGCGTTACGCACAAGGCCAGACACATACAAGCGGCCATCAACTTCAAATTCATTGCCAACAATGCGGACTACGGGGATGTATTTCCCCGCCCAATCGCGTTCTTCAAGAATTTCATAGCCGTTAATCTTGCAGTATTTAATCTTGACACGATCCGATTCACGAGATCTTTTAGGTTTGCCATAAATTTCTTTCAGTTGTTTGTCCTCTGGGGTGCCTTCAAAAGCGGTCACATTTCCAGGGTACAAGTTAAGCGTTGATTTGTCGTAGTCTACATAGTAGTAATCAGCAACGCGGATAGTATCTTCGGTGAGCCACTGGCTCAAATTTTGGTCGCCCACACCCAGCGATTGCAGTGTGGTGATGGGCGCTGAGTTAGGGTATTTGCGGGTGTATTCGTCTTTGGGGATGTCTTCAGTGACAAAGCACCATTGTTGATCTGCGCCGGTTGGGTCTTGGATCGTTGGATCCATGTAGACGCTGAATGAGTTACGAACACGGCCAATCTTGATGTCTTGGTCAAACGTGTCTGCGTCGCAGTACTCGGTCAGGATGCGGATGTAGCCTTCGCCGTAGGAGACTTGGTTTTCACACGCAGTATCGTACGCGACGTCAGCGTCGCTGATGTACTCGATGTGTCTGACCATGCCGTTGAAGATTTCTGCAACTTCAATGTCTGCGTGGTCATCGGCTGGAATAACTTTGCCACTTGGGCGGTTTTGCCGTTGGTCATTGGTTACTTGCCTTACGTGTTGAGGCAGTTTGTTGATTGTCAGGCACGGCCTGGCGTTGATGGTCTGGCCTTGCACAGCACCACGGGTGGCCAGTACATCCGCTGGCCATTGCCAGTGGTTGTCGGGCGAGCCAGCGTAGAACTTCAGGTCGTCGATCTCATCTTCGCGGGATTCAGACAGCGCGGCAATAGCCATGTCCAAGCGCGAGCGAGCAGTCGCCAAAACATTAGACTCTGAGCCTTTTTGCTTGCCGCCGTTGGCCACAGCACCGGCTGCGGCGATGCCTGTGTAATCTGCCATTATTTCTTCTTCATTGGTTTTGTTTCGCGTTTGACCGCGTAAGCGATTGCCACGGCCTGCTTGACCGGCTTACCGGCAGCGACTTCGGCTTTGATGTTTTTGCGGAAGGCTTCGGGAGATTTTGATTTAACAAGTGGCATGTTATTTCTTTCTGGCTTTTGTAAAAACACCAATGTCTTGTTCCATAATGTTGTGCATACGTTTCTCAGCTTCTAAAGCCGTAGGAACGTCTGCATACGTTGGAAAATCAATGTTAGATTTTGCTGCAAACCGCATAGCGTCTGGCACTTCGCGTGTTTGTCCACCCCAATATGTTGGGATGATTCTAGCGCCTTTGTCTGTACCAACAACAGTGCCGTAAAACGTAGTCAATGACTTATCCGCGTTTTCTTTATATGTGTTGTTGACAAGATGTGAACGATGATAGTTCAGAGCCGCTTGCTCTTGTGGCGTAAACCCTGAAATATCAGCAAAGTCCATGTTATTTCTTCTTGGCCGTCTTGGCCGAATCTTTGAAATCTTTGGCCGTTGGCGCGCCTTTTGCGCCTACAGGGCGCATTTTTTCTTTGCTACCCGCTGCGATACGTGCCTGTTTGGCGTGGATGTTTGCATAAAGTCCAGGTTTAGTTGCCATTCTACGCCCCCATCCATCCGGTTGAAACTGCGCTTTGAGAAGAAAGTTGCCTGATTGTAGGCTCCCTGTATTCTCTGTGCGCCACAGGAAAGGCAAAGGTGACTGCAAGTGCATCAGCTGCATCCGGTGAAGCTAAACCTCTTGCTCGCATCTCTTTCTTGCCTTCCAAAAATATAGTCCCTGAAGAATTGGGTTTCTTCGTTGGGCCAGTGAAATCAGCCTTTAGCTGCCGATCTGTGGGGATACTAGCAGATTTCAGCCAGTTACGCATGTCGTTCCACATCTCTGCTCGCTTATTTCCAAATGCCTGAGAGTGCTTGGCCTTGCCTCCAAAGTTCACGCCTCTGACCTTGTACCTCTGCTCTGTCAGCCGATCTAGTATCCCATACCCAAGGCCACCCTCATCAATGACGGTAAGCGTTGGTTTGTATTCCTCAATCGCATCAATCACCCGACCAACAATCTCCATCGTGTCCTCGCCCTTGTAACGCTTGATGGCCACAATGTCCCGTCCTTGTCTCACCACAATCACAGTCGAATCTGCTCCACCCCTGGCTGGATCAACTCCAAGGATGATTGGTGCCGTCAAATCCTTGTAACGCGGGCGCTTGGCAGCATCATCCACAATCACCGGGCTGATAAATTGATCCTCACCAGCTGAAGGGAACTCGCCATAGACCTCAACCTTGGCCTGGCTGCTGTCCTCGCCATATTCGGCAATGATCTGCTGATAAATTGACTTATCGGTGTCTTCCACCGTCCTAGCATCCACAATTTTTGACGTCCAGAAGTCCCGTTTGGCGTGAAAACACTCAAAAAAGTAGCCCTCATTGCGCCGGGGGTTGGAAAATGCAAACCAATACCTGTCCGGCGTGTTTTCTGTAAAGAATCCAGCTCCAACCTCCCAAATCGGGTTAGGTATACCGCTGGATTCATCAAAAATCAACATCATGCCGTCTTGATTGTGCACACCAGCGTAAGAATCGGGATTCTCAGCACTCCAGAGCTTGCCTTCACAAGCCCAGTAGCGTGTGCCTTTCTTTAAATCGCGCTCCACCAGCTCGGTCAACCATTGCGCTGGCACCAGTTTGGTAGCACTAATCTCCCACCAGTGGCTGTTGATCAACATGGCTGCCCATTTGGTCAACTCAGCCCAAGTAACTGAGCGCAGCTGGTTCTCGCTGTTGGCGCTGACCACTACTGAGCCACCAATGCGGGTGGTTAGCATCCACAAAATCAACCAGGACACCAGGGCTGATTTGCCAATGCCTCGACCAGATGACACGGCCATGCGGATGGTGTCATAGTCAATCAAACCCTTTTGCTTTTTGATGTGGGCGGTAATGTCGCGTAGGACTTCCCTTTGCCATTTGCGTGGGCCACTAAACTTCTCCAGCGGCGTATTCTTCTGGCCCCAAGGAAATGCAAAAAGCACAAAAGCCTCCGGATCATCAGCTATGGCCGGTGACCATAACTCCACCATCAGCTTTTGCTCTTCTTCGGATTTGTAAATTGTGGTTTGCATCAGTATGGCGACATTAGGTAGTTTGCTGGCTGCTCTGGTGCTGGTTGTGGTGCCAACCTGTTTTGATCGGCTTAATATACCAAATAAAAGCTGGCGCAGGGAGTTCTAGAAATACAAAGTTAAGGAGCGTTGGTCAATCCAGTTGCTATGCGCCAGCAATTGAAATGTACATTAAAAAAATAAAAAATTGTTCGTGATACCGCCCGTTCCGGCGCGGCCTTTGCGCTGGCCCTACCCCCCCCGCCCGGCCAGCCGATGGGCAGGCCATGGGCGCTGGCCGCACGACATCCGGCCATGACCAAGCGCAATTGGGAAGTTATCCACAGGCTGAGCGCATGATCAGGCCAAGGTTAGACACATTGCCCTGTGGACAACTACATTCTGCACAATTAGTAGGCAGAAACGCATGAGTTATCCACAATCGACTTAACATAATGGACATCGTGTAAAATGGATTCTGTAAGCAATTCGTAAGAGAGCATATAGATCAATGACTTAGCGTTAAAAGATATGCACATACTACTTCGGCTCTACGTCAGTGATGTCGTCCGACTTGGCCATGCCGATCTGCACTCGAGCTTGCGCCTGCTCTAGCGCCTGAATAACGCTGATCCGGTTGTCGCTGACGCTGACATCAAGCCGATCACCATACGTCCGCGGCTTGAGCTTGCTGGCCACCCATTTGCGTGCATCGACCTGTAACCGCTTCTGATTCACCCAGGCGCTCATTGCAGTGCCTTCTAAGCCGTCTGGAGGCACCATATCAGCCAACTCAACAATCTCCTCCGCCAAACGGTCTGCGCGGTCTTCTACGGCCTTTTCGTAGGCTTCCTTGTACTCTGGGTTGGTTCGGATCATCAGCTTGGCCAAACCATAGCTTGGCATTCCCTCCAAACGCAAAGCGCCAGACAGGCTTTTGCCGCCAGCAATCTCATCAATGATCTGCTGCCAGACTGGGTTTTCAATTGGAAATTCCACCGGTCTGCCCATAATCGCGCCGCTTTTAGTTGTTTTTTCTGCCAAAGTTTTCATGCCTGCCCCGTGCGCGTGCGCGTAATTGGGAAAATTGTCTTCGAGAATCGCCCACAGCGACAATTGAATTGTTTGTTATGCCAAAAAAGCGGGGTACTCGCTGAATCTGTGCTGTTAGTTCCTCTTTTCCGCTTTCGCGTGCTGTCCCACAGCTCCTCATTACCAACAGCCTCGGTATGTTGGCACACAGAATCAACTTTCCCCCAAAAGCTGACGGCAACTGAAGTCAGCCCCATCATGCTATCACCTCGATTTCGACCGCGTAGACTTTGGGGCCATCTTTGCGCTGCTTGTATTGCCAATCAAGTTGTTGATGGCCATCATCGACGCCAAGCCAATCAGCTATCCCATCGCGCACTGCTTTGAAGGCTGACTGTAGGTTGTCACCGTCTAATGCTCGCGGTGCGACTCTGGTCAACACCAGTGTGCATGGTGGAGCTGG